CTGCCCTTCTTGCCAAGTCACAAGCTTATTGATGTTTCGCTCCATGTTATTGAGCTGTTCGTCCAGTTTAGCGTCTCGGGCTATCTGCTCCCGTTGCCAGTCATAAAACTTGGCGTGGAACTTCTTGGAATCATCCCGCCATTCTTCCAGCGCTTCTATACGGGCTTCCAGCTTTGCGGCGGCGGCCTTGCCAATGCAATCTCTTTCAGGGTCTACAATACATTTATCGGGCAACGGTAGCCCTCCCTTCTAAATGGGTGGTGAAGCGGTATAAGTGTCGGGCTGAAAGCCCTTTGCTTTCGCGGCCTCATAGGTAATACCGCCCTCCTTGTGGTCGCTCTTTGCCATGTTGAGGTAAAACGAGCAAACCACCCCATGAGCGGTCCAGGGCAGGCCCACCATAGCCGACAGCCACGGAAGGGACCCGGTATAGCCACGGTAGATGCAGTAGGCGGCAAGCGCCAGCCCGCCCAGCGTGACCACCCACAAAAGCAGGCGGATGTCCGCCACCAGCCGCTTGGAGAACGACCGCTTACCCATGCTGCCGCTCCATGACCTGGGCCAACTGCTCACGGGTCAAGAAGTCCTGCCACATGGCGTTGCCGTTCTGGTCGCCCTGGAATACGCCGTTGGTCAACGCCCAGTCTCTGGCCTGCTGGGACCAGTCGGAGCCTGGCTGCTCCCGCAGCTCCTGACGGTAGCGCTCCATGTATTCCTTCCACTTTTCGTAGGTCATGTTTTCATCCTCCATTTCCTCCGCCACATCTTTGCGAAAATCATCCATGCTCTTTTCAAACCGGGGAAACCAGTGTTCCACGTCCCCGTGATTGCTGGCAATGCCTAACCTGGCCCCCTCCGCGTGGCAGATCACCACACCGTCCTCCATGGGGTCCAGCCCGTACATCTCACAAAGATAGGCCGTCAGCTCCACCGCCTCCCGGTAGACGGCGGCGAAATACTCCGGGTCTGTCAAGTCGTCCTCGCAGATTTCAAAGGAGACGTGGGTGCTGTTTGCATCGTCCCCGCAGTGCCAGCCCCGCATATTCCAGGGAAGGGTCTGATAGGTGGCAACGCTTCCGTCCGCCAGCAGCCCGATAAAGGCGTGGACACAGGCCCCCACACCGGAGCGGTTCCAATCGTTGTTATTCTGGTTCACGCCCAAAAAGCCGTCGTCCGGGCCCACATAGCGTTTCAGGTTCGGGTTTTCCGCCCCGGTGCTGTGGACCATCACCCCCTTGGGGGTAATCCAGCGGTTGGCCTTGTAGCAGTCATTCTCCGTCAGATAGAGCTGGTGCAGGTTCATGCTATCCCTCCCCGTCTAGTACATTCTGTACCTTCTGGCTCTGAGTCCCGAAGTAGAACGCGATGATTACTGCGTAGATGGTCATGAAGTCCTGGGAAATTTGATTGGTGCAGGCCATGTAGGCGAATACCGCCGTCAGGGCCAGCGTCACCAAAGACTTGACCGATAGAAGGGTGGATAATCGTTTGATGATGTTGTCCATCACTTGACCTCCTTCCAGTCCTCGGCCAGCATATCGTCTGCGTTGGCTACCCAGTTATCCACAATGCGGCGGGAGGATACCAAGATGAATTTTGTTCCCTCGCTTACGTCCACCGTATCCCCCTTGACGGAGCGGTAGCAGATGCCCGTAGTCAGGGCCACGTATTGGTCCCGCCAGGATGCACGGGCGATTTTAGATCCAGACTTGGCTTTTTCGATGGCTTGGCTAAATGTCATATTTTTCTCCTTTCCTGTTGTCAATTTCCCGCCCCTGGGAGCGGGGTTTTATATGTACATCCAGAGAACACCGTTGGCCGCCCCTGTTGGCTGGAAGGTCACGGATGGGTTCGGTGGGGTAATCATATATTGTATGTTTACTCCCCCACTAACCACAAGGCTGTCTATACAATAAGCCGCCTTGACAGCTAGGCCATTAACCACCCCATATCCCGTGATACCATATGCGCCGTTAGTCAGATAGCCAACAACCGAATTGGATGAGGTTTCAAATTTGTTGATCCATTGATTCAAAGAAAGCTGTTCGTTGGAGCCAAAGGTTATGAAGTCCGTTCCTCCACAGGCCGAAAAAACTGTAAAAATGCTGCCGCTGCTTTGAGGACTCGCCAGAGCAAAACTAAAACCTGAAACTTTTCTCAGTATCGTTTTGAGGTCAAGGGCGGTTACAGCGGGGTCCGTGGTAACATAGGATAGGTACAAATTCTCGCCGGAAACCACCCACTCTATGTTAGTGCAAGGGATCTGCCTCTCCATTGGCGGATCATATGTCCCCGTGACCAAACTGCCGTCCTGCGCAATCAACTGTTTACCGGACAACAAATCCGATGCAGAACCGGGATTCGTCAGGGTTGGGAGTTTTGTTCCGCCCCCGCTCAATACCGGCTGTAAAATCATGTCCGCACCCCGCTTTGTGCAAGGTGCTGGAGCGCTAAATCAAGCGCCCCCCCCCATTGGGAATTTATGGATTTTGTTCATGTTGCTGTCTCCCTTTTCCCTGCCCGAATAGGGGCGGGGTTTTGTTTATTCATCCGTTTAAGTTTCCGTGATACGAAGATAATACGATCTTCCAGACACATCAAATTCGATGCTTGCGTTTTTATTTGCGGTATATGTGACATCTTCTCCGGCCGAAATCAAGCTTCCATTCAAGTAGATTTCTCCACCACGCATACCAGCGCAATGACAAAGAACTTCTGTTCCGGCATCCACCTCAAGCGTCTGTGCGGTATAATATTCCGTACCGTCTATCACAACAGAACACCCGAAATAATTTTCATACGGCTCTCCGGTTCCTGTCAGCGTCAACGTCACCTTTCCGCCGCCCTTCGGCCACAGTGTCCAGTCATGGAAAATCATGCTGACACCCCCTGCATCCGAATATTTACGTTGATATCCTCCGTGGGCACAGAGTCGCAGGAAAAGATCAGGCTGTTGGCCGCCTGAGAAGTACACCACACGCCAGCTGCCGCCCATCTGTCAGCGGAAGGCTTGTTTGCCGGGCACACGTCAACAATTTGGGCCGAGCTGTCAGCCAGGATGCCGTTCACTGTCACCGTTTGCTCTCCTTTGCGCCATCCATCAGTGGTGAGGGTCACCGTGGCGGTTTTGGGCTTCAGCGCATTGACCTGCTCCGCTGTGGCCGCCCCCACATCTGAGGCAGACAGGGAAATATCTGCGCTTAACGCCTTCCCGTTGACTTTTCTGGTGGTGGGCACAGCTCCCACATCCGATGCAGAGGGCGTCCATGTACTGGGTCGTGCTCCAACGTCCGCCGCCGTCGGCATCCAGGTGTCCGGCCTTGCCCCCACCTCCGCCGCCGTGGTCCCGTGGGGGTTGCCCGTGGTCTGGCTGTGGTCATAGGCGGTCTTGCCACGGTCGCCACGGTAGGCGGTGCTGGATGTCTCGCCCAGGGCCAAACTCGGGGAGATCTCCACGTACTGGGTGCCGCTCCAGCGGTAGGTCAGGTTGGTGTCCTCGGCAATGTAGATCTTGCCGTCCTCTCCGGTGGCGGGAAAGCTGTCCCTGCTCGCAAACTCCACCACATCGTCCACATAGCTGGGAAGCTGGACAGAGGGCACCTTGCCACTGGAATCCAACTCGGCAACGCCGCTTGCGGCCCCCTTCTGGCTGGCCGGGATGGCACCTACATCTGTGGCGGAGGGCATCCAGGTATTGGGCCTAGCCCCCACCTCGGTGGCTGTGTAAGTGGGCTTACTGGGCGCTTTGGCCCACTCTGGAACGGTGGGGTCTGTCTCCGTGTACCCGCTAATAAACCCACTGTCATTGGTCAGGTCGCTTACCTTTGTGGGGATACCTTCCTTCACATCTTGTAAGGCGCTGTATACCCCGCCGCTCTGAACGGGGTTTTTACTACCCTGGGTGGGCGTTGCGTCGGTGGTGATGGTCACATCCTCCACCGCTTTGTCCACATAATCAAAGATGTCTGCGTTCTTGTTCTGCGGGTCATAGACACTTTTGAGCATGTCGCCTGAGCCAATTCCATCCATGCCGTTGTAGACGGTAAATGTGCCAATGGGCGCATCCTCGCTGTCATACATGGTGTATGTATCCGTGGTGCCCGGCGCTCCATTGCCGGATGTGCGCTCAATGCGGGAAACGCTGGTGCCGGGGTCGCCTTTGTCACCCTTACCGCCCTGGCTTCCAGTCTCTCCCTTTAATCCGGTGAACGCAAAGGAAAACACCTTCGCTGTGTCCGGGCCGCTGGCGGTCACCTTAACGCTGGGCGCGCCTGTGCTCTCGTCCACTGTGGCGGTAGGAGTACCGAACCCAGCCGCCGCTCCAGGATCGCCCTGGGGACCAGTATTTCCGGGGTCGCCCTTATCGCCTTTCTGGCCCTGCTCACCTTGTTTTCCCTGGGGGCCAGTGTTTCCGGTATCACCCTTGTCGCCTTTTTCACCGGGGGCGGCAAGCTGCATCCAGTTCACTCCGTCGTTACTGGGTGTGATGCCCTGCACGCCTTTCAGGGCCATATAAGAGCCGCCGCCATATGCCACGATATCCAGCACCACATATGCGGCCCCTTCGTTGTAATCGCCTTTAGGTGTGCAGGACACCTTGCCCAAAACCGTGTTAGGCATTGATACTCACCTCCAAGAATCCGTTCACCAGGCTAAATACAGGCCCGCTGTACCCATCCGGCGTGGTCATAGTCAAGATGCCCGTGGCCGGGTCTATTGCGAATGTGGCAAACATAACGTCGCCCCGTGCGCTCTCGCCCGTGTCCACGTATTGCCCCGTCTCAGCGTCCCACGTCCACCATGTATCGTTCTGTATGATGGGGGGCTTGCCGCTGTACTGCTGGGCCTTGTCGGCGCTGTCAGCGGCTTCCTCGGCGCTCTGTGCGGCGTTCTGCTCGGACTTGGACGCGTTGTCTGCCGACTTCTGTGCTTGCTCCGCCGCCTGCTGGGCCGGGGCTACATACTGGCTCACCGCTTTGACAGCAAACCCCTTCCATTGCGCCCCGGTGGTTTTCATGGCCGTGCCCTGCTGCTCACAGACAAACAGAGAATCATCGTCTACCGTTTGCGCTTGCGGCAGGGAGCCTATTTGTTTGTCAGCCATCCGAATCCCCCTCATCAAATACGACGATTCCAGTCAAGCCTTCAATGGCAGCAGGAGAAATGCGGATCATTCCACTGTATTTTGTGAGGTCTACTTTAGGAAGCTGGATGTCGTCATCCTGTTTGCGGATCTCGTTTAACTCGTCGTTAAATTTTCTCGCCGTTTCGGGATCTGGAAAATCACACGATCCATCAGCGTGAAGTGTTCCGCCATATTCTTTGGCCAGATTTTTCTCCATTTCTGCGACTGTATCATTTTCCGCTTCCAGCCGCTTCTTTAGGTCTGCAATGCGGCGGGCTACCTTGTATGGAAGGACTACATGAGACAGTTCTAAAATTCCTCGATAGGCTGATGCAATTTGATTTGGCGTCATGTATTCAACCTGCTTTCTAGTTGTTTAATCTTCGCCCACATGATAGCGATAAACTCCATGTATCGGAGCATCTGTAGTTCATTGCCTTCCGTGTCCACGTCCTTGCACCATGCCGCCAGCTCCAAGTCGGACACCCCGTGGGCATCCATGGCCTCTTTCACATTTTGTGCTATAAACCCAGTATGGTATCGGTCGCTGGTGCCGTTGTCCATCTTGTAGACGACGGGGACAATATCGTCCATCATGTCGATGTACTTCTGTGGCATTTCGGCGATATCGTGCTTGATGTTCTCGTCCGAGGTCTGGATTTCCGCCGTATAGGAATATACCGCCTGCCACATGCCAAGACTGGAATTGCCCAGGTTGGCCGCTGTGCCGGACGGGCAGAAGTTATTGCACGACACCGACATATTGCGGCTGACCATCTGAATGGAACAGCTGCCGGATGCCAGGTACAGGTTGCCGCCAGAAATCAACTGCAACCCTGTCGTTGTACTGGAGCCAACTGTGATATATCCAACTTGCGATCCATAATCATTCAGGATTCCGATTGTCCCGCCCCGCAGTGTGGAGGCGGTCACCGTCCCGGTCATGAGTTGGGTCCCGTCAATGTAGGTCGTCCCAGGGTATTTCCAAGCGGAGACTGTGCTGTTCGCCGAGTTCGCTGTGGCCTGCGCGGAACTGGCCAACCCATACGCATTGCTGGCCGTGCTTTGGGCTGAACTGGCGGCGTTGTATGCGCCGTCAATCTCGTTCTGCGTGTCTTGCGCCAAATCCCCCCAGGTGATAGCCCCACTCAGGTTAATTTGGTTTGCCGTCAACGTCCCGTTGATGTTGGCGGCATTGACAATCAACGTGTCCGTTTCCACGGATGATCCCTTGATTTTGGTCGTTCCCGTGGAGTCTGTCACTGTCAGGCCGTCGATGGTGAGGGACAACTCCGAAAACTCTCCGTCTAATCCATTTACCCTGCCTGTTATTTTCTCTAGCTCTACTGTAAACTCGGTCGATAGCCCTTTCAGTTCATTTTCTACCTCTAGGCGGATTTGTTCGGAGGTTTTGGTGATTAGAGAACGTGTTTGAGCCAGCTGGCGGTTTGTCTCTTTTCGCTCCCTGGTTTCATAGGGGTATTCGTCGTCGATTTCATCGGATTCGGGGGCCGAAATAGTTGGGGCGCAGGCACGGTCAAACTGCATATCTGCCGAGGCGATTACGGAATAGATTCCGCCCACCGTAACAGCGTCTCCAAGCTCTGCCGCCGGGTCAAGTAAAGCGTCCTCCGCCGTATACGGCTGGTAGCTGTAATTTTTGACGGCGGCCAGGATACCGTCTGCCATCGCCTGGGACCCCCAGGGACAAGTGACCTCCAGAGTTCGCCCCGTATCATTACCGGATGTATAATAGTTACCGGAATCCACATTTAAGATGACCCTGCTGATATTCGACGGCACATCTCCTGTTTCTAACTGCGCCGCCAGGTTTCCAAGAAACACTTTGTCAGACAAGGATGCGGTCACCTCCAAACGTAATGGCAAAGCCACCCTCTTCCACCAGATAATTCGTTTCAGCCGGGATATCTCCGAACTTCACCAGCAGCAGCTTCCCCTCGTCGGTGATGATCCAGTTCCCAGCGTTGGATACGGCGATATAGCCCAGCACCTCCCGCATGGTCAAATCCCCGTTTTCGTCCACGGGGTAGTCCACAGGGAAAGCAGTGGTCAGAACCGTTCTCGGGTCCACTTCCACCCCTATGCGGTAGGCGATGTCATCCACGGCGTCTGCTTGGGACATGGGCCAGTTTTCCGTGTCATAGTCTGAGTTGAGCCACACGGATTCCGCTTTCAACATAGCGTCATACCCGGTAATAGTCAGGCTTCCGGTCCGCTTGTCCTTCGCTCTGGTGGAAACAAAAAACACGCCTTTGGGAATCCACTCAGAAAACTGTTCAGCCAGTGCCAGCCGGACAAACACCTTGATTTGCGCCTGCCGGGGGATAGTACCAATGGGCAAGATTTCAAGGTCAATCTGCCGGGCGGCGCAGTTCCCGATACCAGGCGTGGTATACAGGCCGCCGGAGGTGCGAACAGAAACGATATTCCCCTGACCATACTCTGTTCCAGCAATAACAATCTTTGTTTCCTTGTGGTGATTTGGGTTAGAAAGAATCTGTTTGTATAATTCGCTTGTCTGCTGCATTATTTCGCCCTCATCTGCATCTCTCCGCCTTTGTAGTACCGCTTGCCGTTGACAGATCTCAGCCCAAAAGCGGCTTCCAGATTGCTGGTAAGCCGCATGGTCCGCACCAGGTCTGCGGCGGTATACGGGTCGGTGAAGGTTACGGTCTGCGTCTGCTCCGCCAGGGCATCATAGACGGACGAGGCCAAATCGTCATCCAGGGGAAGCAGTGAGAAATTCACGATGGCCCGTTTGGAGGCGGAAAAAGGATGCTCTACGTTGTCCAGGGTGGTAATGACCTTCTGATAGGTCACCTCCCACTGGACAGAATAGGTAGAAAGCCAATCACGCAGGTCAAAGTCTCCAATTTTCAGTGTTACATCCATGTTCTCACCTACAGATTATACGCCCTTTGTTTGTTCCGGTTGTACCGATAGGCCGTCTCTCCAATCACTTTCCCGTCCAACACAGACTGGACCACAATGGTAAAATCCTGACCAATGGATGCCGCCACATTTTGGAGTGCAGAGGAAATCCCACCCTGAGAACGGGCAAGGCCGGAAGAAGCAAGGTCCACTGTGGCCGTCCCGAAATCCATTCCGTTTTCGATGTCCCGACGGATGCTGTCATATTCGCTGTCCCAGCCTTTTTCTACGCCAAGCGCCATATTTTCGCCGATGCCGGCAAATACCTTTGACGGGGATTTAATCCCTAGCAGGCTCTTTACTCCGCCAACCAGGCCATCCCATAAGCCGGTGAACCAATTCACAAGGCTTCCCCATATATTTTTTATTCCTTGCCAAATTCCGTTGACTATATCTTCTCCAATGCCAACGAACCAGTTCCAAACGCCAGAAAATATGTCGGTCAGCTTGTTCCAAAGGCCAGAAAAGAAATCTCCCCAACCGGAGAAAACACCCTTGATTGCTTCCCATGCGCCCTTAAAATCTCCAGACAAGACAGATTCAACGACAGAGAAAATGCCTTTTATTGTGTTCCAAATGTTTTGGAAAAATCCTGTCGCGGCATCCCAAACCGTTTTGATTGCGCTCCATGCAGCCCTGAAAAATCCACCAAGGACATCGGCTACAACAGAAAAAACGCTTTTAATTCCTTCCCATATTGCCTCAAAATATGGTTTTACAGCGTCCCAAATGGATTTAATCCCTTCCCACGCCTGTGAAAAGACATTTTTGATTCCTTCCCAAATCGGTTCAACAGCCGCGCGAAACTCATCATTTGTATTCCAAAGGGTTATCACCGCAGTTGTAACACCAGCGATAAGTGTAGCAATCAGGACAAATGGGTTTGCGTTCATTACTGCGTTTAATGCCGCCTGCGCAATGGTTTGTCCTTCTGTTGCAACTTTGAGCGCATCAATCACACCAGATATAGCTGACGCGGCCTTATAGGCAACAACAGCTGTCGTCGCGGCAACAATCACCGGAGACAATGCGATAAATTTGTCTATCAGGCCCTGTATTCCGTTCATGAGTTGGTCAACGTCAATCCCTGCAATAAATTTTGCAAGTTTTGTGCTAACCGATTCAATAGCGGGTGAGAATTGTTCTAAAAGTGCGTTTTTTACTTTTGAAACAGATTCCCCTATTTTCGCTAGAGAGGCGTCCATTTTTGCTTGGTTGTTTCGGCTCTCCACCAGCGCCTCATTGTTTCTGTAAAATGCGTCGCTGGCCTCATCATAAGTTCCGGCCAGCGTCTCCATGATAAGCTGGTTTCGGTCACTTTCCGAGGAACATTCAGCTAGTTTCTCATTAAAATCGTCCTCAGAGATCCCCGCCCAGTTGAGTGCGTCGGCCAGCACGCCAGTGACTTGTCCAACCTTTGCCGTCTCATTGCTGGCCTCGATCAGACCCTCAATGGGAAGAGAATCGCCGAACGTACCAGCCACGCCGGCGGCAATATCCGTCCAGGTAGAAACATCCTCCGCACTGTCCGCCAGCTTTGCCAGGAGCTGGCTTGCTTCTGTGGCGGTATCCGTATCCCCCAATATACCATAAAAGGCATTGTACGCCTGCTGTGCCGTCTCAGCGCCATATCCAGCCGCCTCAAAAGCGGTGTTTAGCTTTCCCATCGCTACCCTGTATTCCTCGGTGGAGGATTCCAGGGCCAGAAGGCCACCAACTGCAGCACCAGCCGCCGTTGTGATGGCTCCAATACCAGCCGCAGCCACTTTTCCAGCCTTCGCAATTCCGCTCTTTAGCTTGGAGGCGAGGCTGTCCCCGCTTTTGGATACATCCTTTACGCCGCTGTCATACTCGCTGGTGTCCAGGCTGATTTTCGCAAACAGGTCAAATAGGTTAATGGGTGCCGCCTCCTTTCACGGCACCGCTTAGCCCTTCCCTGCCACCACTTAGGCAGAGGCGATTTTATTCTTCATTTGCGTAATGATTTCTTCTGGTGTTCTGGTTTCCTCCGGTTTCGGGTCAGATATGTCCGCCCACCGTTTGGCGATGTAGTCCCCCCGCCCAATGGGCGCAATATTCCGCGAGATGCTTTGCAAGCAATCAGCAACATAGGACTGGTACAGTTCTGCTCTATGCCGCTCTTTGATAACAGTGGGGAGCGCCGCCAAAATGGCCCTTGCTCCCATTCCACGAACGGACAGGAGGCAGAGGATTACTCTGTCTCGTCCTCCTGCCCAAACGATCTGAAAAAATCCAGCAACGCCTTGTCTTTAAAAACGGTGCGAATCTGCGAAATAGTCATCAGGATATTTTGTTTTGCCACCGATTCAGCTGTCGTTTCGTTCAGAATGGCAAGGATACCAAACACATCAGTTCTATGGTCTTTCAGTAGCGCAGGGGCCAAAGTAGCGCATTTCTTCGCCGCATAGGTGTACAGCTCCGCCACGCTCTTGCCCTTGCTGTCAAACTTCTTGCCCAGCTCGTCCAGTAGGGCCTTGTCCCCGGTGATATTAGCGATATAAGGCGTCAACTCGCACAGCACGTCCGCCGCCTGCTCGGTAGTCAGTTCAGATATTTTCATGTGTTATCAATCCTCCGAAGGCGCGGCGCTGTAAAACTCCATGGGCATGGTTTCTTGAGCATCAATGGACACATGGCCGGTCAGTTCCACAGACACCTGCCCTTTTCCATTCTTGGTAGTCTGGAGCGTAAAGCCACCAGTGGACAGGGCGTTTTTCAGGCATACGGCCACCATGCCGCCGTCCGCACGGTCGCCTACCCACCACAGGTCGGAGAAATCGGTCTGCTTCAGGTCCCGCCGAGGTGTGACTTTGGTAGTATCGGAAGTTCCAATGTCCGCTGCGCCCAGCGCCAACCGGATAGACTCCGGGGACGTGCCGAGTGAGGTGAAAGACATTTTGCACTCCCAGCCGTCCAGATGCTTCAGTTCCATCATATTGGTCGGACAGTTGTCCACATCCTCGCCCATGTCGGAATAGGTAGGAACGCAGGAAATATTGATGCCGCCGGTGGTGGGGCACACAATGTCAGCATCCTCCGGCGCCGCTGGCGTAGATGGAGTAAATTTCTTTAGAACAACCCCCGCGTCAAGCTGCATTTCCTCAAAGGTGCTCTGCGGGATGACTGTAAATTTGCCCATAAGGGCCTCCTTTCTAGCTGAATGTCAGGTATTCAGCAGTGATGTTGATGTATCGTCTTTTTATTGCCGGGTCATCCTGGTACACAAGGCTCTGGCACCAGGGGGAGCCGCGTTTCAGCCAGATATACCCCTCGTCACAGGGGATGTACACGCCACCGTAGCCAATGCGTTTGGACAACTCCTTGGCCTTTTCATCTGGAATAGCCTCGCTCTCCGTGCGAAACCATAGGTTGACCGTCAGGCCGATTTCCCCGGTATCAAAGGCCCCGTCGGTGTACTCGTAGGTGCCATAGGGCATGAGCACATCGTCAGGGACAGAGGACGCACGGTAAAACGGGATTTCCCCATCGTTGAACCAGGCATAAAGGGCTTTGTTCTTGGTCATGTGCCCACCGCCTTTTGTGCGTCCTCAATTCGCTTTCGAGCCACTTCAAAATATCCGGGGTCTAATTCCATACCGACAAAGTTTCGGCCCGTGTTTACGCAGGCAACTCCGGTGGAACCGCTTCCCATAAACGGGCCAAAAACTGTTCCATGTTGTCTCGCGCATTTTGAAATGAGCCATTCCAGCAAGCCAACAGGTTTTTCATTTGGGTGTACTAATTCGCTTGGAAGAACACGGCGGAATTTGATGATGTCTTGTGGACGTTTCCCATTAAACAGAAATCCTTTTTCACTGCTGAAAATTATTGATTCGTAACGGCTTGCAAAGGAATGTTTCAAATCGCCCATTCCGTGAATTTCCTTATCCCAAATCAGAACATTTTTCACCTTTAGCCCGTTTGCGTTCATTTCATCAATGAATTTCTGCTGGACATCCCATCTTGTGAAAACCATTACACATCCGGTTGGCATGATTACTCGCTTAATCAGCGGAATAAAGTCTGTAAATGGCCGTTTGTCGTTTTTTATCTTTGGCATCCATTCCGATTTATTCTTTTTCCACTGTGACTGATAATCAATTCCGTATGGGGGATCGCACAGTACCATATCCACGCTGCCGTCTGGGATGTCTTTCAGAAGTTCCAGGCAGTCGCCTTGTCGCAAATCAATCATGTGGTCAGCGCCCACCTTTCCGCCGTAAAGTATTTCAGAGGCAGTGTGGACGAGCGAGGGGCAACCTTTTCCTCTGGGTTGGAGGTCACGCGGTAGGTCTGTCCGGTTTCCGTGTCCTTGAATACGTCGTTGTACTCAATCGGGAAATCCTTGTCTACCAGAGCGGAATAGAGGCTGGTCACGCCCTCTTTTTCGGCGATCCTGGCCTCCATGGAGGTGTCCAGCGCCTGGTAGTTTGTGAACTCCGCCCCCTCTTCCCATTGCACCATGTACCCGCCAGCGCCGTCAGGCACACGCTTTTTCTCCATCAAGACACAGGTGCGGGCAAAATCATCCAGCAGGCTCATATAATCCCTCCAATCCTCCGCCATGCGTTCAGGCGGCTCTTAAATACGTCCTGCCAGCCTACAGTCACGCCGCTGGAATTGGTGGCTTTGCTGTATGAGTATCCGCCGAAACTCTCGCTGGTGTACGGCCCAGGAGCGCCGTTTTTTTCGTTCCATGCGGCGATTTCATCCGCCAGGGCAATCACCGCTTTTGGTACGGCCAGCACCCACACGGCCCCGGTAAAGGTCTCTCCGGTCATGTCATTCGCCGGGTACTGGTGGAGCCCATCGTTAAAGACCGACCCCACCACCCGGAAATACTGCCCATCTTGCAGAAAGGGCAGCGTGAGCCGCCCGTCCTGCACTATGAACTCTCCGGAGTGGATGCCGTCAGGCACCAAAAACCAGTTGTTCAGGTGTCGCAAAACTTCTTCAAGCATCACGCCGCCCTCCTATCAGGTTGATTTTGTAACTGTAACGGTATATACCTTCTGCGCCGAACCGTTCTTCACGGTGATGGTCAGGGTGTTGGTTCCCTCCGCCCAGGTCGCCGCCGCGCCATTGCTTACGGGCGTTTCTCCGTTCAGGATGGTCACAGTGGCGCTCTCGTCCTCCGGCGTTGCCGTCACGGTGTTCGTTGCATTAGTCGTTGTGGCTGTGTACTCCGTCGTATCCGGGTCAAACGTCGGATTGAGTGTCAGCGCGCCAATCGTCAGCCCCGAGAGGCGCGCTGTTAACCCCCCGCCGAAACAGTAATTTTGGCGATACCGTCCAGATATTCAGCCCACAGTTTCATGCCCATAATGGCGTAAGTCTCTCCCACAGCAGTGCTGTAATTGCCCTGTGCATGGAAGCCAATTAGGTTGGTTTCACCCTGCACAGTGTAATTCAGTCCGAGCCGTGCAAACTCACTGTCGCCGGGGTCGGCATAATAGAGGTCGATATTCTCCACAGGAGTGGCAATCACAGTGTTCCGCGCAATGGCAGCATTGCCGGAAACGGTAGCAGGCAGCAGGAACAGGGTGAAATAGCCCATGAAGTCCTTGACGTAGTTGATGCCGAACTGGGTCTGGACGGTAATGTCAGCCGTGCCCAGGTAGTCGTAGGCATCAAGGATATTCGCAAAACCCACCACGGAGGTGACATCCTTTGCCATAACCGCAAACTTATTCAGCACTTCGCCCTGCGCCTTAGCAAGTGCGGCCTGCCAGGTGGTTGCCGTACCAGTGAGAGATCCAGTATTCAGGAAGGTGTAGAAGTCTCCAAGCACCACATTCTGGAGCTTGGTCAGGAAAGCGTCGTCGCTCTTTTCCACGGCGATCTCCGCACCGTATTTGTCCACATCCTCGATAGGTACGGCCTTGGCGTACTTCTTGATGGTCAAATCATCCTTGGTTGCCTGGGTGATGGTCGCCTTGCTGTAGGGGATCACCTCACCAGCACCCACGTCGCCGTCCTCCAGGGTCACGTCGGCAGTGTAGGAGATCAGTTGGGTGCCGGGGGCCTTTCGAATGGGCCGCATAATGCCCAGGATAGTGCGCAGCGCATCCCAGTTGTCGTTAAACCGGGTAACGAAGTCCACCTCTCGGGCCGTCACGCTGGTATAGGTATTGGGGAGGGAATCCCTTGGATTGGTAAGGCTTTCAACTTTCGTAGCAGCCATGTAAATTCATTCCTTTCATGTAATTTGGTTTTCCATTAGCGCCTTTTGACGCTCAGAAGCGGACAGAACATACCGGCCATGATCGTCTTTTTTGTAAATGTCCGCCTTTGTCATAGCCGCCGCTCCAGGGCTGGCCGGAGGTCTTGCGGTATCTGCGCCTTTGGTGGTAGTAGTCTCAATAAAATCAGACCACTCTCCTTTGATGCTCTCTGTGAGTTTGTCCGCATCCTTGACAGCACCTTTATCATCCAGTTCCACGCTGTCCACATCGGATACACGGAGTACGGCGTCCAGCCGCTTCTCGCTTACTCCGGCCTGCTTCAAAAGCTCCCGGTACGCCTTTTCCTTTGCGCTGCGGGTCTCTTTCTTGGTTTGTTCGCCTTTATAGGCTTCGAAATCGTCCTTGAGAGCCTGATACTTGGTCTTCCACTTTTCGGCGGTTGTTGCGCTGTCCTCGGCGGTCTGCTTCTCGGTTTTCAGGGCTTCGATCTCTTCGAGCTTCTTGCTGTACCGCTCTTTTTCCACGAACTCCCTGCCAACGGAGGAACTGACGGCCTGCGCCAGCTTGGCAACGGCATCGGAGGGGATAGACCCATCCTCGCTGGTGTATTTCTTGATAATGCTGTCGATGTCGAACATGATTACATTCCTTTCTCGCTGTTACGGGCGCTACCCTAAGAATGTTTATATAAAACCCGCAGAAGTGGGCTTTACCAAAAAGAAAAAGGAGCCAATTTACAAGAAATTCTTGCAAATCAGCTCCACTTAGCCCTTCCGCCTAAACGCTTATAGGCGGGAACAATATTCGATTGCTATGTATTTATTTTATCATTTTCCTTTTGAAAAATCAATCAAATCTTCTTTTATTGTTCCAATCACTTCCCGCCTAACTCGAACAATTCTTATTCCATCTTTGACAGGTCTAAACTCAACACATTCTTTATTTCCCAAAGCCGAATTTATTTTCTCAATGATCTTTTCATCCATTTTTTAATTCATCCTCTATGATATTCCGGTAGGTTTGTGCGTGGTCGGCTACAGCCGGTTTCAGAAACGGTTGCGCCGGGTTTCCTGCCGTCCAATGCCAGTTCCCCTCATCGTCCTGATAGACCCATGGCGTTGGGCGTCCACCTTCTGCGTATTTTCCGGTTCCAAGCTCCACATAGGTGGCATACTCCATATTCGTCCCGATGTACACCGCTGGCTCACCGTCATCTACTGAATGGGTGATACTGTTCCGTAGCCTTCCAGTGTCAACAGGTGCAAGGTCTTTCGCGTACCCCTCCGCCTGACTCCCGCAGCGTTCCAGAGCCCGCACAACGGCGTCGTTCATGGCGTTCAGCACTTCGGCACTGTAATCATTAAATACCACACCGCCCAAATCCTTAGCCACGGCTTTTCACCCACCTTTTCCACTGCTCATAGGTCATTTCTTCCACGACCACATTCTTGCCCGTCTTAGGGTCGCGCACACGCATTTTGCGCGGCTCCGCTTCGATGCCCGGCGCTTCTACCGTTCGCATGGTACAGCGGCAATTATAAACATTAGCCGGTTTTGCCCTCGGGTCTCCTGGATAGCGTATCTTCCCCAGTTCTGAGGTAAATTGTTCATCCCAGTCCACCGTCTGTCCGTCCAGCTTCTGGTGGCTGTGACGGGTGCGTCCGTCCTTTGTTGCAACCCAACGTTTTCTGACCTTTACGCCCATATCAGAGGCGGCTTTGTAGCTGTCCATGCGCCCGGCGTTCTGCGCCCCGGTAACTGCCGTTCTAGCCGCTCTCACGGCGCTGGCCCGGTTCATTTCGAATACTCTGGCTTGCAGGTCAGTTGCTATCTTTCCCACGCTCTTGCCCTGCAAAAGACCGCCAGCGACGCTCTTGGTTATCTGTTTCTTGCCCCATTTTAGGTCAATGCCACGCTTAAGCGCCTTTTTCTTGGGATAGTAGGGCATCAGGTCGGGCCTTTCCACGATCAGCCGCCGCACGGTGGATTCATCCCACATGGTAAACCCCACATTCCCAGCCACTTTTTCGATGGTGTACGCCGCATAGTTGCGGTTGAGAGAGTAAATGCTGGGCGTGGCGTCGTTCACATAGGCAAGCGCTACCTCGTTCGCCCGGGTCATCCGCTCGGCGATCCGCTCCCGTAACGCCTGATACCGTTCCCCACGCCCGATCTGGTTGAGCCGCCACAGTTTGTAGTCCTGCTCCGTCCATACCTTGCCGTTGACCTCCGTGCCTATCAGGGCTTTCATTTCCTCGTCCCGCTTACGAAAACTCTCAAAATAGGATTTAACAGTTTCGTCTAGTTCATCCCAAGTCTCACGGTAAATCCGGGAAATGCGGCGTTCAAGTGTTGCCAGCTTCTTGTCGGTCAGGCGATGGGCTTCATCAGGTTTCGGCATCCTCCGTCACCTCGGTTTCATCTTCCACCTCCGGTGGGAATGTTTCTTCTTCCACCCGTGCTGCTTCCTCCGCCGCCTTGCGTTCCATCAGGGCATCGTATTGGTCAGCGTCTCCATTGATTGTCAGCAGTTTTTTTGTGATATACTCGTCGTCGTAATACTCTGCGCCCATAAGCAGGGTTTGTGTTTCCTCAGATCGGTTAATAATACGGCTCCTAGTATAGCTAGGCTCATCGTCAATCCCTGCAAGAGCCAGAATACCGAGAATAAATTCTGTCACGCTGGCCTCAAAGTCATCCACCTTTAGGTCAAGCGGCGTATAGCTAGCCGCAATGGCTGTGGCCGTCTGGTTTCCAGCCGATACCGCCGAACTGTCGAACGCCTGGAAATCCTCGTACAGCTTGCGCTTTAGCATATTGATGGTGGCGTCCGTGCCCTGGAAGGGTGCCTCGATGGTGTGCGGCTCCGCTGTGGCCCCCTCGTCCTCCACACTCCCCGCGTGGACGATGTGCGTGGTGTGAACTTTGTCAAGGAATTTCTGGTCATCCAGATCATCCATGCCCCCGGCGTTTTGCAACACCCAGTAAATCAGGTTACCCTCATCCACATTGTTGACCATGTTGGAAGTGCACAAGTCCAGGGCATCCAGCGTGTTCCGCTTGCCCACCAGCTCGGAGAGCATATCTTCTCCGTTTTTCAGCGGGACAATGGGGAATGAAGGGTAATTCTGCCCCTCGTAGATTTCCGTCCCGTCTGCCTGAGAGGTGCGGAGCCGCAAGATATAAGGCCGCTTATCCTTTAGGGCGGCCATGTCCTCCCCGCTCCGCTGGATGTAATCCGTGTAGCCGTCCACCTCGTAGAGTGTCGCCCGCAACGGCTTATCATCGGCCACTTTCCAAAAGCGGATACCAGCCATCAGTGCGCCATTTTCCTCATCATAGAGCGGAACAAACTCACGCAGTTTGAATACTTCCACATGGTCGAGATTCCAGAAGCCGAACGAAACGCCAGCAATCAGGGCATATTTCCCCGCTTTGACTATTTCCAGGTCAAATTTCTTCCCCAGCTTATCCTTTGTGGCGTCCTCCTGAAATGTTGCGCCGTTGCCCAGGAGGTAGGAAACTTCTTGCCGCACATCAAAGCCAAAAAAGCTGGAGGCGATTTTGTGGTTTGCCGTATACATATCCCGGTGTGCCCGGCCCTGCATGTCGTATATGATTTTCTCATAGCGGTTGATGGTAGGATTTTCGCCCTTAAAATATAGTTCAGCATCCACCGCCATCCTGTATGCTTTGCTTCCCTCGTGCTCGTTGATGGCCCGCCGGATAAAATCCATCCTGGCCTTTTCGTCCTCGCCCACAGCAAGCAAGTCCTGATATGTAACCAAAAAATCACCTCTCCCACAGCGGGATATATTGCGTCTGCCCCGCCTTACGCGCTTTATGCCGCAGGACGGTCATCACAAAATATCGAATATCATCCATTGCATGGTCGTTTTCCTTGATGGGCTTGTCCTCCGGGGCTTTATCGTCCCAACGGTACAGTCCAAACTCCCGGATAGCGTCTTTGCAGGATCGGTGGACTTTAATCGTCCCGTCCTGAATATAGCGGCTTGTGGTGACGATGCCGGGCACCACATCATTGACCGCCTTATGCACCCGGAACCGTCTGTGCCGCTTGATGACCTCGATAAACGATGCCGCCGAAGGGTCAACAATGACCGATTTCACTGGCAAATCCCCGGCCAGTCGCTCCAACTCCGTATAATATTCCTCATCCGTCTTACTGGCCTGCTCAGCCCGCCCGGAGTAGTAATACTCCCGGATTCTGACGGCGTTTTTGCCATTCCAGCACCACAGGCCCATCGAAAAGGGGTTCAGCGTTCCGTAATCACAGGAGATGTAGTATTCGCCGCTCTCCGGCACATCGTCCACGATGTTGCTCTCCCCGAACATGGGGTAGATTAGTCCTTCTGCCAGCGCCCATTGTCCCAAAATATAACGGTCGTAAAAAACTGTGCCACGATACTCCCGCTTTAGGTTCTCCACAAAAGCCTCTGGGAGAAACGGATTATCATCAATTGTGTACGTTTGGCTGAAAACATCCGCCTTGCTGTCCAGGAACGCTTTTAACCAGTGATTCGGCCCCTGCGGATTGTAGGTGCCGTCAAAGCAGGAATACTCTTTGTCTAGGCGGCTTTTCAAAAGTTCAAACACTTCTTCTGACCAGTCCGCCACCTCATCACCGTAGCAATACTTGATTGATGCGCCCCGGATTTTGGACACCTGAGAAACTTTCTCAGCCCCCAAGCAATAACATTTCTCTCCAAATAGCCAAACCGTGTTGTCGCTAGAAATAGTCCCAACCAATGTGTCCCCATACAGGTTGCGCATCGGCTCCAAGACATTCCGCTCAATGGTGGACTTTGTGACGCCAAGAATGACCGTCAGCCCGTCCTTGCCGACACGCTCCCGGATACGGATGGGGATGATCCATCGGAAATCAAGGTAGGTTTTCCCGCTTCGGGTGGCCCCTCCCTTGAAGTTCCAGCGGTGATGCCCCTCTCGGACAAATTCAGTTTGTTTCGGACTTAACAGCATCCCTGAACTCCTTCAACAGCCCGTCCAGCTTATTCAAGCTGTCGTTCCCGCTGGCCGTGTTCTTTGTGGCCTTATCAACGATGATCCCGAAAGAAGTGGCGATTTGAGACAACCCTGCATCGCTTATCTTTTCTGGGTCTGTCAGCGCCATTAGGTGCAGGTCGATTGCTTCCTGCATCTTCTCTTTGCGGGAATCCATAAAGGCCAACATATCAAGCGTGTTTTGCTTCTTTTTTTGTTGCGCCTTTTGGGCGAATCCTTCGCACTTTAGCACAACCCGCTTAACAGTATCTTTGGAAACCCCATTGATTTTCGCTGTGGCGTTATAGCTCTCGGTCTCCAGATAATCAGCCACAATTTTCTTTTTTTGCCTATCTGTCAGCCTTGCAGCCATAACACCACCTTCCTGTCGTACAGTTCCCTCCCCCGTCTCCTGCAACTGCGGGGCGGCATATACCCGGTTTTCCGGGTATCTTGTGGGTTGTTCCCGGCTTTGCCCACTGGCCGGACAATTTGATAACCCCCTGTGTCCCTCCTGTGGGTTCAGGGGGATGTCTACATTGCCATTACACTAAAATCTCCCGTAACAAATACGGCAGACTGCCCTTCTAGCGGCGCGGTGCTTCCGTCATCCACACGAACCGTGTTCCCATCTATGGTGATAAAACTCGTGTTATTCGCCGGAGCCAAAAACACAACGCTGTTTTTGGGCGTTTTTATCGTAAGCGTTCCGCCCCCGTCCACCCCTGTGTTTTTGTAATGCCTGGTTTCCCCATCTGAATAGCCAACATTGATGGTTGTCATGCCATACCCATTTATCGTTCCGGTAACCATCTCCGTGCCGCCTCCATTTCCCCTCCACTGGAATATCATTCAGCAGCACCGCCTTTCGGCGTTTTGACGGTCAGGAGGTCAGAACGCCCCCCCCCATTGCCAGAAAATGGTATTGTTCATTTTGACGACCTCTTTCTTTCAAAGTGAGCGGGTGAGGATTTGCACCTCACATAGCGCAGCTACGATCGGAGGGACGGCCTTACTCGTCAGCAAGGCGGTAGCACATTTAGTCCGTCCTCGTTGCCTTGTTTACTGTCTACCTATTCCAGCACCGCTCGTATTGTCCCGCCGCCGCCCTCATGCGGACGGGAGCGGGGTATGGCCGCCCTGGGCCACATCGTTGAGAGGTGCGGGCGGTCCTGCGCCACTTAGAAACATCCGGCCCCCATGCAGGGCTTATACCTCAGTGGCCCCTGGTTCAGTACCCGTGCGCTCGTAGACACTGCCGGGCTTTCTCGACTGCCAGGAGGTTTTTCCGCGCCGTCACTACGACTATCTTATAGGCGCGACTTGGAGTGAGTTGCCGCATGGAGGGTGCGACCCTCCGGCCCGGATGCGTGGGCTGCTGTTCGGCGTGCGGCATATAGTGCCCGATAT